TTAAAAAGCCTTAAAGGTATACTGAGGTAAAAGATGCAAAGAGAGGATGAATGGGAATCCCAAAACCAAGAGAAAGCTATATAACTCCACCACTTAATGAGGTTGAAAATATGAATACAAAAAATAATACCATACAATACCCAGTTTGGGCACAGTTAGTAAAAGATTTTGGTGGGATGACTTTAACCTTCGTTGGTATACTAATAACAATCACGATGCTTATACCTATTAAAGACGATGTAAACACACTTAAAACAGACATGACCGAAGTTAAAAAAGGTATCCAAGAGCTTTTAAAAAAGCCTTAAAGGTAGAAGAATCTCCAAGGGCAGTAGAGAATAGTCATAAAGTTATACCTGGTGATTATGTTAAGAAGTTTTAGTATTAAATTGTGCTCCTAATGGAGTATAAGTTTTTGTTAGGAATGAATATGGAAGCGATATTAATCATTGTTATTGGGTCCTTACTTGCCACAGGGCTAGCTTATATTGCTATCCTTAGAAGCGAGATCAAAGCTATATCTAAGCCAACCCATCGAAACGCCTTGGCTTTCCTTAGAGCAACACAAAGTATTCAGTCGCTGAACGAGATCTATGCGAAATCAAAGCAAAAATACCCAAAACTAGGGAAAGAAGCAGGGCTACAGAAGTATTACTCCGATGCCATGAAAGAGTACGCAGCCAAAGCCGCAGAAGATGACATGAGACACACATAAGTTGATATAATATTAGGAAGATAGTCAATTACTGTGTCGTAAGACACACTGTACCGCAAGGTATACTAAGGAGACATCATGGCAGCCACAAGCTCAATCTTTCAAGGCATTTACGCAAAATTACTCAAACAAAACATAAATTTGTTTGATAAGGCGTTCATCTTATCAGGATCAGACGATCCCACGGTAACTGCCACAACAGCTCCTAAAGGCTCCATATACCTGAGACAAACAGGTTCTGGCGATGGGCAAATTTACAAAAAGAATGATGATGGTCTAACGACTAACTGGGAAAGTATCTTAACAAGCGCAGGTATTTCAGCGGCTTATGCCGATCTATACGACCTATCCAATACCACCTTGCCAGCCTCTGCTCCAACGACAATCGACAACGTAACTCTAGTTACCGGTCATACCGTATTTTTCTCAAATCTATCCAGCGGTAACGCCAAAATATATAAGGCCACAGTGTCTGGCCCAGTTATCACCTGGGTTGCTCAATCAAACACCTTTCGAAACGGTGCTGATACCTGCAGCAACGGTGAGTCTGTAGAGATTGGCCTAGGAACTGTATTCGGTGGACATCAAGTCTACCGAGACGGCTCTGGCTCATTCCTTGTTAATGACTCTGTCAGGTTCTTTAGCGGCAACAAAGGTACTGATTACTGGGAGCTTTCTTCAATCAAAACAGTCGCTTTAGCTAATAACGCCACAAACGCAACCGTATTCTCGGTAAACGTAGCTGGTTCAGAGAGCTGGATCATTGGCTACTCCCTAAACCGAGCCACTGGACAGTCAGAAACAGGTCAAATCTTTGTCACTGTGGATGATACGCTAACGGTGTCGGTCGCTGTATCCAACTCTCAAATTGGCGTCCCAGGCGTTTCGTTCGATGCCATTGTGACGGCAGGGGTACTTTACCTCAGATACTCCACAACCAATACTGGTGCCACAGGAGTAATGAAACTTTTCACCCAAAGGTGGAGTTCAGCTGCCGGTGGACCTGCAGGAATCCCAAACTACTCCGCTGGACCTATTAGCCTCGTAACTGCTGCGGGATCCCTAAACGACATTCAATTCAAAGGTGCTTCCACTTACCTAGATGCTGACACTAGGCTTAAGTGGGATCCAACCAATAACGCCATCAACCAAAACGGCTTGTTAAATGTGGGCTTATCCAGTGGGCTTGTATTGGCCGATAACCAGGTATCGGCTGCAGATTTAATTGTAGTATCAGACACTTATAGTTATTTTGTGATTGATTACTCGATTGTCCGCAACTCAGAAACACAAGTCGGTCGCTTGCTTGTCACCCATAACGGCACAATCACTAGCCTTTCTGATGACTTTGTGCAAACCGCTGTGCTGGGCGTAACATTTACAGCAGTGTTATCCGGTGGTAACGTGATTGTCCGGTACACCACAACCAACACCGGGTTTACCGCTACATTTAAATACTCAGGAAAAATATGGGCTTAAGCCAGTTATATAAAGTTTAGTGTAGTTTATGGAGCCCCAATAACTAGTTCAGGTCAGTTATTGGGGTAAAATATTCAGGTAAACAATATAACCGTACAAAAGGTGGTAAATGGCTAACAATATTTTCAAAATCAATGGCGAAGGTTTACGAGTACCAGTGGTCTCCTCGGACCCAAGCTCCCTTGAAAACGGCCTTATCTGGTATAACTCAACCAGCCACATGTTTAAGCAAAGAGTTAACGGCTCTACTGAGACCTTGGGCGGTGGAACCACGGTTTTTCTTGATAACGTTTTCCGTATTCAAGACGATGGCGATAACACTAAACAATTAGCTTTTAGTGTTGGTGGAATCACCGCAAGCACTACTCGCACGATCACCATGCCTGACGCTAACGTGGATTTGGCTGATGTGAATAATGCTGTTTTGATTGGCGGTACCAGGGCTTTTACAGCTAACCAGTCTCTCGGTGGGTTTAAACTCACCTCGTTAGCAGCAGGTACTTCTGCTGGAGATTCAGTACGTTACGAGCAAGTTATCCTGATCAACGGTACCAACGCTTTTACTGCTGCCCAATCAATGGGTGGATTCAAACTCATTAACGTAGCTGATCCTACATTAGCTCAAGATGCCGCTACCAAGGCTTATGTTGATAATGCTTTGGATGGCCGAGCATGGAAACAATCTGTAAAGGCAGCCACCACTGCTGCTCTTGCAAATACCCCTACCTATAACAATGGTACGGCTGGTGTTGGTGCTACTCTTACCGCTGGATCAAACGGTGCTCTTCCTGCTCAAGACGGTATAACTCTTGCACTAAACGATCTCTTGCTTGTTAAAAACCAAGCTTCTGCTCTTCAAAACGGTATCTATAAGGTTACGGCTGTAGGTGATGGCTCTAACCCCTATGTCCTTACTCGTGCCACCGATAACGATACTTCTGCTGAAATGCGAGCTGCTTCGGTTTTTGTTGAGGAAGGTACCACCCAAGCTGATTATCAGTACACCCAAACCGCTGATACGGTTACCATGGGTACCACGGCTCTTAACTGGGTATTGACCTCTGCCAACAGTTTCTCGGGCCACGACATGGTCTCCCTGTCCGGTGGTCAAATCTCTGTTGACTTATTTAACTTTGGTGGTCTTGAGTCTACCAACTCTGGTAACGCAGCTGGCCAATTAAGAATCAAGCTTGAATCCTCGAACCCCACAATCCAAATCGATGGATCTAACCAATTAGGCGTTAAATTCTCGACCACAACTGGTGGTTTGCGCTCTTATGTTGACGGTCTTGGAGTTAAAGTTGAAGCCGCTACTCCCACCCTGCAAATCAACGGTTCTGGTGAGTTAGGGGTTAAACGAGACACAACTGCTACCGGTAACCTGGTTACTGGAGCTAACGGTCTTACAGCTGCAACCGATGGAACTACACTCGAAACATCCTCAAATGCTTTGCAAATCAAAGACTTAGGTGTTTCTAACGCCAAGATCGCTACCGGTGTTGATGCTGCTAAGATTGCTGATGGTTCGGTGTCTAACACTGAATTCCAATATTTGGATGGCGTAACTTCCTCGATCCAAACCCAATTCTCTAACAAGGTAACTGGACCTGCTTCCTCTGTCGATAACACCTTGCCTCGGTTTGACGGTACTGGCGGTAAACTGATCCAATCTTCTGGCGTTACTGTTGATGATTCCAATAATATCAGCGGGTTTGAGGCTTTGGTTCATGGCTCTGACGGTCTTAAAATCGGTGCTTCGACCACGGACTTCTATGAGCATGAATACATCAATGCGATTACCTTGACTGCATCTCAAACCAGTGCTGTTGCTGCTGCTTTTACCTTTGCTCACGCATCCTATGAGGGTGTAATTATTGAGTATAAGATCAAGGAAGCAACGACAAATGCGACACGTACAGGAACCCTATACATCACCACAAACGGATCAGACACCTCCCTTACCGATACGTTTACTGAGATTGGTGCTGGTGTGGGAACGACCTGGGATCTGAACATTAACGGCAGCAATATTGAGGTTCGGTACACCACTACCGCTAACACCAAAACAATGCGTGCTATCATGAAGCGAATTAAGGCTTAAGTTTTAAAATTAAAGTTTTTACCACAAACATCCGATATACTATAGTCGGGTGTTTTGCTTTATGGATTACAATGGCAATCGTTAAAAAACATGAAGAGGCTTTTTTGGTTTTACTAAATCTAGTTAATACCGCATCTAGACCAATCAAAGCAACTGAAATAGTTAAAGTTATTTGCCGTAATTGTAGCTTAGTATTCGACACAAGCTTCAATAATTTATGTCGAATACACAAAAGAACGCAAAATGGGTACGTGTGCCCTAAATGTGCTTTGTTGCTGGTAGATACACACAAAAAACATGAAAAAACAAAAAAAACTAATTTACAAAAATATGGCGTTGAGTATGTCTCAAAACTAGACACATGCAAGCAAAAAATGCAAAAAACAGTGCAAGAAAAGTATGGAGTTAGGCACATTCAACAGCTTAGTGAAGTAAAAGAAAAAGCCAAACAAACAAATTTAGAGAAATACGGAGCAGAATACCCACAGCAAAACAAAAAAGTTAGAGCAAAAACCAAACAAACCAATCTACAAAAATATGGCGTTGAGTATGTTTCACAGTCTGAGGAAACCAAAAACAAAGTCAAGCAAACCTTTCTTGAGAGATATGGTTTTGATAACCCAAATAAATCTGTTGTTTTTCGAGAAAAAACCAAACAAACTGTATTAAAAAAGTACGGTGTTGAGCATATATCGCAGCTAAAAGCTTCTCAGGATAAGGTTAAAGAAACTGTTTTCAATAAGTATGGTGTAGAATATGCTAGTCAATCTTCTGAAATCAAAGAGAAAATCAAGAAAACTATCTTTAATAAGTATGGCACAGAGTATTATTTTCAGTCCGAAGATTTTAAAGAAAAATCAAACGCAAATCAGTGGTTTACATCTAAAGCAGAACTAGAGATTAAAGCATATATAGAGTCTTTTGGATTAACAACAACCAAGAAAAGACCTGACCATCAAGAACTTGATATTGTTATTGAAGATAAGAAAATAGCTATTGAGTACAATGGTTTATATTGGCACTCAGAAGCACGCAGAAATTACATGTATCATTTTGAGAAAACTCAAACAGCTAATAAGCATGGATATAGACTTATCCATGTATTCGAACATGAGTGGAGAGACCGAAAAGATCAAGTAAAATCATACCTTAGATCCGCTTTAGGTATGAATACTGTTAAAATTTTCGCCAGGAAGTGTGAGTTAGTAATAACCCAAAAAGACAAACAAGTACTTGATTTTATTGATAAACATCATATACAAGGTAAGGCTAAGTCTATTCTTGAGGTATCTTTGTATCATGAGAACCAACTTGTGGCTGTTGCTTCGTTTGGTAGGCATCATAGAGATGTCGGTAAAATTGTACTAAACAGGTTTGTTTGTCTATCTGGCACCACTATATCAGGCGGTCTATCCAGGATATCTAAAGCTGCATCACTGTATTTCAAGCAGGATATTATCTCTTGGTGTGACCTAAGATGGTCAGAAGGTAATGGATACTTGAAAGCTGGGTGGGAACAAGAAGATATACTAAAACCTGACTACTTTTACACAGACCGGTATAAATATATTTCTAAGCAATCCAGGAAAAAGTCTAATGTTAATACACCTTTAGGTTTAACAGAACATGAGCATGCGCTGCAGGATGGATTATTTAGAGTGTATGATTGCGGTAAGATTAGATTTATCTATAGGTATTGACTGAACATAATCTAAGATGGTAAAATTTCCCCATAACCTAAACTGGGGAGAGTGAACCAGTGAGTAAGAACTTTTTTAGGGTTGATCGAGGGCTTTCGTTATCCGGGCAGACAGCAGACCCGGTGCTAGACATTAAAGAAGGCGATATCTACTTCAACTCCGCCCTTCAAGCCTTTAGAGGCTACTCTAACGGTTCTTGGGGATCTCTCGGTGGTGGTACTACTGTCGATAGAGTTACTCAAGCGTCTCATAGCTTTACAGTCGGGCAAGTGTTATACCTTAACGGCTCTACTTACACTTTAGCGATTGCAACAAGCGCTGCCGCATCCGAAGTTATCGGTATGGTAAGTAGGGTTATTGACGCTAACACTTTCGAGATGACTACTCACGGCGAAGTATTTGGGCTGACAGGGCTGACTACCGGTGAGGCCTACTTTCTTAGTTCTTCTAGCGCTGGAGCAATCACAGTTACTGAACCGACCACTCTAGGCGAAATCTCGATGCCAGTAGGTGTCGCCTCGAGCACTACAACGTTTTATGTTTCCCCAAAACGAGGCATCGTTGTTGGTGGAACAAATGCGAGATCGGTAGTGAGTTTAGCCGATAACAGCACAACTAACGTACAGCTTGTAAGTGCTTATGATGCTGGAGAAATATCTGGTTGGGTTTATATTGATGGCACCACAGATTATAGATTTCATGTAAGTGCTCCATTTGTTAAAAATGGTGCTGGAAGTGATTACACTATTTCACCTGTGTATGTTGGTGATACACCGCCTGTAGGATTTAACATTACAATAACTTCTGGTGGACAAATACAAGCTGTAATGCCAACTATTGCTGGTTTTCTTTCTGCTAGTATGAATTTTGCATTAAATGCTCCTGCAGTTGGAGCGACATTTCCTTTAAGTATTGAGTCTACATTAGTAAACTTCAGTGTCTTAAAAGCTAAAGATTCTAGTGGGTTTGTATTTCAAGAAAATGGTGCAACGCAGATTGGATCAATTAGTGATTCTGGTGCTTGGATATTTAATCCACAGCAGTCACTAAATTACAACGGACCTGTTAATTTGATAAATGGTGCCTCTATAATGGCTGGGACGCCAACTAGTACTAACACTGACCAGGCAGGCGCACTTGAAATTGGTTCAAATGTTTATAGAGGTAGTGCAGGTAATAGATTTAGCACTGTAACAGGTGGAATCGGTATACAGCTTATTAACAGAACAACAAATTCGGTATCAGCGTTAAGTTTTGTTTCTAATCTTGCTGGAGATGGACTTACTACCGGAGTTAGTGTGATAGGGTCGGCTACACAAGCAGGTGCTTGGATATTGGGAAGTACTTCATTTACCGCCAACTCTTTTCATACAATCCAAGGCACTTGCGGTTTAGCTTTGAGCTACGGCTCGGGAGCAACAGGAATAGGTGCCAACTGCTTCTATGATAGCCTTAGGAATTATAATCGCACAGGTACCGCAACAAATGGTGCAGCTATTATTTTTGATGCTAATGTTTCTGCATCATCTACGGCTGTAACATTTGTAGCAAACCAAGCTGGAGATGCTACATCAACTGCAGCAGATGTAGTTGGTAGTATAACTGGAAACGGTGCTTGGATATTAGGTAATTCTACATTAGATGTTAACCACCTAATAGCAAATAATTCAACCACACAAGATACCTTAAATGTAAGAAACTATGATACTTCCACCAGCTCAGACGACCAAGCACCTTTATCAATTATTAAAGGAAGTACAACTAATTCTACATCTCAAGTGCTTGTTCATTTTGCAGTAAGCGCAGGTGGTACAGGACAAGGTCAAATAAACGGTAACGGAGCAAACGCTGCAGCTTTCGGTACTTTCTCGGATGCTAGACTGAAGGAGAATATTGAAAATCTACCTTCACAACTATCAAATATTATGTCCTTAAGACCAGTTGAGTTTGATTATAAAACTGGTGGACATCAAATTGGATTTATTGCTCAAGAGATGCAAGAAATTTATCCAGATGCTGTGGGTGCAAATAAGGACGGCATTCTTAGTATCACTGGTTGGGATAAAACCACTGCAAGATTAGTTAAAGCCATCCAGGAGCTTAAATCTGAACTAGATGAAGCAAAAGCTGAGATAGAGTTGCTTAAAAATCAATAATATTAAGAGGTTAAATATATGACAAATAAAAATACAATAGGATCTTTCACCACATTAGGTCCAGTTTCATTTCTTAGCGACACGCAAACACTTCTTGGTAGTGTAACAAATTTAGGTGCTTGGACATTGGGAGCATCTAGTGGAACACAAGAGCATATTTTAAATGGTGGACTACTGCTCAAAGGTACTTCACCTACCACTACAAGAATGTCCTTACCACTAACTAGCACAGACCAATCTAATATCCCGAATAATGCAAGTAACTCTTATGGAATTTATATTGCCAACGGATTAACTAGTACCCCTGTAAATAATAGTACATTTAGGGGTATAGAGGTGGCAAGCCATAGCTCACAAACAGCTTTGCGTATGCATAAACCTGGCGTTATAGAATATAATATGGGAATTAATAGTAGTAACCTACTGGAATTGGGCAATAGCGACCCTAGTCTTGGGGGTACAAGCAGAGGTAGTCTGGATGGTGGAGGAAATTTATCTGTAAGCTCTGTTAGTGCTGCTGGTGGATTTTACAGCTTTGTAGGGTCAATATCTAGTTTAGGTAATGGTGCTACCGCTGGTTTTGGGCTTACTTTAAATAATGGAGAGGTATGGCAAATTTCAGCGACTGACACCAGTGGCGATTATGTTCTCGGAATAGCTACAAGATGCGGAAATTTTAACTATATGAATACGATTGGTGGCGTAAATTTAAGCTTAAATGCTGCGACTTCGCCGACAATATCCAATACAAGCGGAGGCACTAGAACAATTAATGTGACCTGTATAAGATTACAGTAATATATTTTATTGGTTATAATAAATAAAAAAGGAAATATATGTCAAGTTCAGCATTTACACCATCCGTATTAACTATTGCAGCTTCTGGTTCATCTGGTTCGGGTTCAGGTGAAATAAACACAATTACAAATAGCTCTGCTGTAATAGATGCTTCTGGTTGGACTAATGCCACTAGAGTTACTTCTAACTCCCCACTTAACCCAGTAATATCAACGGCCTTTGCCATCGCCAATACTGCTGCCTCTGAATCTTCAACTTCAGGTGGATACACAACCTTCACGTTACCAACAGGACTTCAGAATAAAAAGCTTAAGGTAGAATTCTATTTCACTACTCCCGCTACTGATGTTTACGCAGTGAGTGTTTACAAAAGCACTACAAGAGTACCTCTATCTACCGATAGTTCTTCTGTAACTACTCTACCAGCAAGTACCACAGGTAAATTTACAGCCTACTTTGATACTGACACTACTAGCGGTTGGACAGTTAGTATTACCAGAACAAGTGGAAGTACAGGTACTTGCTACATAACCCAAGTAATAGTCGGCCCTGGAATACAGTCACAGGGAGCGGTTGTAGGGGAGTGGCAGAGTTATACGCCTACCTTATCAACTAACCCCTGGGGAACAGGCGCTGCTCTAAACTTTGCTAAATACAGGCGAGTTGGTAGCTCATTAGAGATAAAAGGCAGGGCAATAACTGGAACAGGAACTGGAGCTAACTTACTTGTTATTCCATTACCTAGTGGACTTAACATTACTCACTCTAATACTGACGCCTTTTTAGTTGGCAAAGGTATGGACACAGTTAGCTCCACAGGGGTGGTAATTATAGCTGAAACTGGAGCGTCAACTACTAATCTTTACTTTGGACTTGACTCCTCTATTAATGCATTTACAAAAAGGAATGCGAACGATTTTGGGGATGCTCAAACCTTATCCTGGAACGCTGTGATTGAAATCGCCGAATGGGCTGGCAGTGGCACAGTCAATTTGGCACAGAATGATGTGGAGTGGGCCTCAAATGATGGTAGTGGTGGTACCTCGGCTGGTGCTACCTATAACACTGGAATGGTTTATGGGCCTACCGGCAGTACTTTTGTGGGGGTAGCTTCAACAACAGCTAACTCTGTAACTTCTTACTTGGTCAGGTTTCAAACACCAAGACAAATCAGCGATGTAATTACTATAGAAGTTCAGGCTAATAGTGGAGAGTGGGTACCATTAGGACAGGTATCCTACACCGCTGTGAGGGGATACCAAAACCAAGGGGATTCCTATTACGGGATTGGTTGGCATACTAATGGAGTTTCATCTGCCACAGACATTTATGTCCGATTTGGCAATAAAGGCTCTAGTCCCAGTGGAACCAATGGTGCGGCATTTGCTGCTAATGGGGTTGCTTGGGCGGCCGGTACTGAACGTTGGCGAGTCCGCAAGTCCTCCGCTGGTGCCGCTGTTGGGTTTGGGATAGCTGATACAACGTCAAATGGATTGGTGCCATCTAATACATACTCTCAAGGAACACAGACATGGGACCTTCAGGGGGGACTAAAACTACCAACCTCAGGAGGTACTAAAGCTACCTTAAACTTCTACGAAGAATTATCTCAGGCTAGTTCTGTATTTACTTTTAGTGGAAGTGGGTCAAATACGGCCTCTGTAACTCTTAGAATATATAGAACAGGTAAGACAGTAACAATTAAGTGGCCAGCCATTTCATTTACAAGTTCAAACGGCAACGTACAACTAACGTCCAATCTAATCCCATCTAGATTTAGGCCCGCTGAGCAGCGACAGTGGATATTTATTCAATATACAACAGGAGGCAGCCCAGCTGCTGCACCTGGAATGGTAGCCTTAGATACAGGCGGTAATTTGCAGTTTTATAAAGATGGTACAGCGGCATCGTTTAACTCGGGCACTTTAATTATACAGCCAGGAGATATAACGTTTATTGTGGATTAAATCTAACTAACGCAAACAAAGGACTGCCTAACCCCATAAACTGCGTCAGGTGTGGAAACAAGAGAAGGAACGATTATGTCAGATAGCCTAAATGAACACAAAAGCCCGCCTAGCAGCACTGGAATCTTAATGAATAACCAACTAAAAGAATTAGCAGAAGAACTTGATAAAAGGCACCTCAATCTTTCCCAAAAGGAAATGCTTGAGGTGTTAAGTAAGCCATTTACTCCAAGCCCTAAAGCAAAGATTAACCTAAAAGAGTGGCGTAAGAACCCTAACCCACGCCTGCATGGAACATACTTTGTTTGATAAAATCTTTACCCTAACCCACACCCGCAGGGAACATACAAGACAGGTGTAACCTACTGATAATATGAACCAAACAGATATGAACGACTCCTTAGTACTGCAAGTTAGTTCACAGCTAAACTGGTTTACCAGCTTAATTTACCACTCTAACCCCGGTTATTACACCTAATTAAGAGTCTATGAGATTCGTTAGTTTGATCTAACACTCACCGTCCATTTAACTTATCGGCATACTGCCGAAAAACTTTAATTCTGGTTCCTGGAATGTCATTCTGGCTCTAAGAATTACCATCAGCTTTTCCTGACTAGTCCACCAAAATCATCCACTTCATACCCAGGCGGAACATAAACTGTGGCGCATCTACAGCGGTGATGATTTGGGCTAACACTCGGTAACCATTCAGCTTTTTTACGTCTGAAGTTATATCCACTTGGCTTCAGGTCATTCAATTTATAGTAAATACGCCTACCGCTCGAATCCTTCGAAACAGATCTACAGAAGGAACAAACCCTCTCATCGATCATCTCAATATTAGCCACCCTCATAGAATCATCTTCCCTGCCGAAAACCTCAAGCATACCTTGATGCGTTGCGGCTGCGGACGCCATATTGATGTTACCGCCAACCGTATTTTCCCACTTTTTCTCAAACATATTAGCGGTTTCGGTAATCTCTGCCATCAGATTGTTGAGTTTGAGTATGTCCGACACTCCATAAACCGCATCCTGAACAGCCTCAGCACTATCCTCAGTCTTCCCGACAAGATTATGAGCCTCCTGATGCACCTCATTCATTGCCTTAAAGTTATGCTCATCGGCCACACCATCGATAGATGACTCAATCTTAAGCCTGAACTCACCAAGACTCTGATCAATAAACTTCTCAAGCTTTTGAGTAATTTCCAGCAGGGACTCTTTGATTATTAGCTTGGACATCTCCTCGGGTTTTTGTCCAAAAATATCAACATAATGCCGCTCCATGGCATCCAAATTGTCAAAATAGGCAGCAGGTATAACCCCAGGAATGATATTTCCAAATAGTTTCAGCTCATTAGCAGCACTAACAGCGTCTTTGCCTGCATATTTACCTAGCAAGATCCACTTAAGTGCCAGCAAATGCTTATCAATCACCTTATTGACTGAGTCGCTTAAAGCAATTCGCACCAAAGGAATATCACCGGTCCACCCACCATCTAATGATTTCGCCAGTTTTTCTTTAGAAAACAGTTTTTTCAACTGCTGCTTCATGGATAGCACAACCAGACCATAGCCAATCATGGCCTGCTTTTCGATCCTCATGAGAAACTTGGTGTGCTTGTATTGCGCCAGCTCTTTAAGTTTTATTTTGTTTTTTGGTTTTGCCACGGCTAACCCTCTTAGGTTGATCTTTCTTGTGCGTATACAGGCCATACAAGTCAACTTTAGTCCCAGACCTGTGCAGAGGCATTCCAACCCCTATACGCAGCTTTTTCTTCTTTTTGATGCTTTCTGGATCTGGCTCTTCAACATGGGTAATCGGTATCTTAATTTGGGAATCCGGGATGGCATTATTGGCTCTAGAAGAGGAGTTCATTTTCTCATAAATAGCAGACACAAAAGCCTGTACTTCCTTGGAATTAATATTGTTTTTGAGTTTTTCAATTGCCGACAAGTATATTTTCTGTACTTGTGACTGCTCTATTCCAAGCAAAAGAGCTATATCTCTGTCAGACATGCCGTCATCGATGTCATTAGCAAGCACCCAGAAACAGTACGAGTGCATCTCGGAGTTGATACCCCAGTGACACCCAACTGGCCTGCTTCCACGCTTTTCGGTTTCCTGCCACTCAAGACGCTTTAAAGCCTCTGGGCATGCCTCGGTAGGCATAGAGGTGCGTTTAAGTGGGCATGCCTCACAGAATCTTTTCACTTTGGCTGTCCTTCTTCCTGTATTTTCTGCAACTTAGGTCCAAGCTCTGGGTCTTTTTTGGCCAAAAACGACACATACTGCTCTAAGAGCGAGATCCGGTTATTGAAGCTGCTCAGGGTCAGTAAGATATCATTCATCTTGTCTGCCATAGCGTCCAAATTCTTAATAATCAGGTCTTCCATAGGGGAAGCTGCACTCTCAGCATCGATCAAGCCAAGGTCTTCTAGATTAGGTTTCTGCTCTGACATCTGGAATCTCCTTTAAAAGCATCAACAAGCTCTTTGTACTTGTTGGGAAGGTTTCTGCGTTTAGGTTAATATTGAGTTTAAGGTAAGCGAGCAAAGAGTACAAGATAAAGTGGTACATTTCTTCGTCATTACCGATAGACTGAAACACTTCATCTAAAGCCCCGGTCACCTGATCGCCAACATAAAGAGCCAACATGCTCATAAGCATGTCTAATTTGGGTATATCCTGTTGATCCGGTGGGATAGGGTATATTTTCTTAAGTTTGTTAAACCATATTTCTTGCTGTAATTTCAGCATATTGTTGTCTCCTACGGTTATAAGTATCTCAAAATACTCAGCTACTGTCAACAAACTCAGTTGCTAAAATAGAAAGGTGCTCATAACGTACACATTAGGAAAGTAAATGCACAAAAACCACAATGTTTTTCATGAGTTAGATTGGAATGCTTGGTGGAGTCAGAAATACATTAACAATATCTACGGTTTACCTCAAAACGCATTTGTCACTTTCCAGGCGGATACAGCTACCGTACACGGAATTGTTCAAGGAAATAAGATAGTTCCATTGTTACACTACAGTCCGTGTGGCATTTCACCTAAAAACGCAGAACAGCAATATGCGTTAAATATCCTCAAAAATCCGCACATAGCACTGAAGATACTGAATGGTTCTTCAGGATCAGGCAAAACGCTCCTGGCGTGCGCTCACGCTATGCAAACCCACAATCAAACCAACAAAAAGATCGTTATTGCCAAAAGCCTTACCCCTGTAGGGCGTGAGATTGGTTTCTTAAAGGGTGATATGAATGCCAAGGTTATGCCGTGGCTTGGTCCGTTCATGGACAACTTTATGAAGTGTGGCTACTCGCCTGTAGATATCGAGACCATGATTGCAGAGGGGCAAATCGAGATTACTCCGATCACGTTTATTCAAGGTAGATCTATCAGTAATGCAGTAATCATTATCGATGAGGTTCAGAATCTCGACATGAACACAATCAAGCAGGTAATCACCAGAGCAGCTGATAATACCGAAGTTATTCTGTTAGGTGACCCTAGTCAGAAGTTTGAATACCGAAACCGAGACAACACTATAGAGATCCTTACAGCCAAAGCATATGGATCTAGTATTGTCGGTGTCGCTGAACTCAAGCAAAGCGTCAGATCACCGTTGGCGAGCTGGGCTGTTGAGAATCTTTAGGCTTCCCAGTCATTGTTCGGAGGTTGTAATAACTAAGGAAATCATAAAACCTATCGACTACCTTACGGTCTCGCTTAGATAGCTTGGGCTTCAAGATAAACAGCTGATCAACCAGTTTTTGGTCATTTAAGTGCTTCATTTTATTAAGTTTTACTTGTAGCGGCAAACTTAATAAATCATTTAATATTCTAAGATCTTTTAAGTGTATGGTTAAAGCCAAAAGTTCATCAATATGAAAATGCTTAACTGCATGCATCCACTCGTCTTGAGCCTTAGTCATCAGATACGCACCTAAAATCAACACTGCGGTAAGTAAAAAGACACCTAACTCAAAATGATACATAGAACCTCCTTTGTTGTGTTTCTTGTCGGCACAACAAAGGAAAATCTTAAGTGTCTTTATTGAAATCCATCCACTCACCTAAGTAATTGCTTAGTGATTTCTTTAATTTGCGTCTTTCTTGATACTCATCAGACAGTGATTTTTCCACTTCTTCGTCAGAACCTTCTTGTTGAGGTTCCGGTTGGGCTTCTTGTTGTGGCTGGCCTTGTGCAGGTACCCCCTGCTGAGCTTGTTGTTGTTCCATTTGCATCTGTTGAGCGATCTGCTGAGTCTGTACCTCAGACTGCTCAAGCTGCAGCTGAGCCTGTTCTTGTTGTTGTTTGAGGGGAGTTACCCTCAACTGCTGGTAAGCCTGGTTCAAGTTAGGGTCAATGATAAAGTCGTACTCAGGTCTCTTGGAGGCATTTTCTTCACCAAAGAACATCTCAAGAAACATGCCGTACTTCATGTACCGGACCACGTTTTGGTGCCAGACTGGGTTTAGCGGAACATCTCCACCATAAGGAACAGGGTTATTCTTCTCAGAATCAGACCAAAGACTACTAAGTGTAGCTGTGGTCTGGACTTCAGCTTGCTGCCTTTGTATTGCTGAGTCACGAGTATCTTCACCAACACCAACATAAGTCAATCGATACAGCTCTTTGGCTTCAGGAAAGTTCTCGTAAATGATATCATTCACGCCATCAAACACTACATCAAGAAGCATTCGAAGGCCGGTTTCCTCACCACGAATAATCTCTTCTTGTTTGTTGGCTTGGTTCAAACCACCTTGGCCAATCGATAGGTTACCGTAACCCATCTCTTGAGGGGAAATCTGAAATGCTGAGCAAAGGGCTCGAACAATGTGCTCTTCTAGCTGTAAGAAGCCCATATCTTGGGGAGCCAAACTAAGTGGAACAAAGTTGACTTTAAATGGACCGCTAAGAATTGGAGTAGCGGCAGAGTTATCGTTACGTAACAGGTAGTTATGGAAGTCTCTACGGATCTGGTCCATATCCTCTGGGCCTAAGTCACTACTAGCATCGCCAGCAGTCTCAAGGCTGATAATTCCTTTGGTAGCTAATCCTTTAACAAACTGGTTACGCAGATAACCAAGGGTTTGTTGGTGGATAAAAATCATGTAAATAGCTAATTCGATTGGGGATAACGGATAACCGTTCAAATCCCAGTAAGCCTGCTTCTGGAAGTACCAGATCCTGATATCATCTTCGGTCCATACGTTGATATTCTGGCCTTCAATACGCTGCACGTAGTACTGAGGTTTTTGGTCTTCGTGTAGGTTATTCAACGCATCAGCATCGATCTTAGACGCAGGGGAAACCTCTTCACGCACCCCAAGATGCAGGTCTTGTTCTGGGTCGCCAGTATAGATGGTTTCGATTGCTAGTGGCCTGAAAAGAACAGGCAATCCAGAATCATCCCTGAATATCTGAGAGCCGCATCGACCAAAAGTAAGCAAGTTCCTTATCTGAGCAGCCACAAACTCCGGGAATGAGCACTTCTTGAAGGTTGGATCCATGCCTGAAAAGACACTATCAAGAAGCTCTTTGTCGTTATTACCGCATGTTTGCACCCAGCGCATAATAGAGTGCATTTGCAGTTTTCTGGTGTTTTGGTGCCGCTTATATTGATCCAAGTCATCAAAATCATCTTGCTTAAGTGGATCTATCTCAGCAATTCTACAGCCTTTATCGTACTTTGACTCAGATCGTCGGCTAATAATAGTAGCTTGAGCGGTTCTTTTGCTAATGATTGCTGAAATATAAGGATCTAACTGAGCCAGCTCTTTTTGCTCATAATCAGAAATCCGTTTATGGCCCTTAGTCTCGATACCATTAGCTGAGCGATAAAAGTCACGAGTACTAAATGCAATTTTAGACTTGTCGTACTTTTTTGCAATATCGGTTTGCACAATCTGAGGTTGAACTGACTTTCCAAGAATCGTTGAAATATCACCGGTTATGTTTGTAAGATTATAGGTGTCACCAATATCACCATCTCCACCGACAGAGAAGTTTATACGTTTTTTGGTATTTGGCTTTTGCTCAATATTATCGGTCATTTATAACCCCAATTTATTCAGGATAATCTTACTGGTCCAAGATATGATCTGGTCCTGCGTCATATCCTTGATATCACCCTTAATAATCTTTTTAGCTAAAGCTTGAGTAATATCAAGAGCTTTTGAAACCTTACTGGCTGTAGTTAGATCGTTCTTATTTAGAAGCCCAACTAGCACGTTGTAGCACATTACACGTGTTTGTTCTTTATTGCTCATCCGATGATCCTTCCGTATTGAACCGAAATTACTGCTTCTGTTACAGGATCGTCGTTTCTTGCTTGGATTCGGTAAGAGGATGGTGACTCTAAAACCACAACCTCAGGCCCCATAAGACTTTTAGCTGCCCACTCGACCTGAGCATCGTACCTGAGCGATATCTTGGTAGAAGCTCGTGCATGCAAGAAGCCTATCAAATAATCGTAAACAGTCAAATTATTGGTACCATAAAGTACGGTCTCGCCATACCCAAAAGGGTTTACGATCTCGATGTAATCAGGAGAAACGTCAACAACATCAAACTTACCGTGATTGCTTGGGTTAATTCCAGACCCAGAAATAGATATGGTGTCGCCAATCTTAATAGGTCCAGCCGAGTAAGCTCTTAAAGCAAAAGCAAAATCAGCGCCAAGGGTAATTGCGGTATCAAGACTAGCTGTTCCATTATCAACAATATCTATGTAATTCGCACCCTTAGCCTGGATAAGAAAGCTTCGCCCCTGGTTGTTTACATTAAAAGGCGAGATGAATGCGTCCGTGCTTTTCTCGAACTTAAGGTAGTCTCCGTTGACCACCGAACCCAAACTAAACGCAGTGCCCGATGATTGCGTGATTCTAAGCACGTATGGCGTGATTCGAGTCATATCGACCACGGTATCAGCGGCCCCACCGATATTGCGGTTTACCCTAAAAGCGGGGTTTAGGCCGGTTCCTGTCCACTTTATCCTGACGTTATCGCCACTTGCAGCATATCTGTCAAACAGTATTTGAGTTGTTGAATCCCAGCCAAGAGCCCTAGAGGTAACGGCAATATCTTTAACCTCGCCAGGAGCCAGGTACACTCTGTGAGAGGTGTCATGACTTACTTGAACCCCAGCAATCGAGATAGATAGGTCTGGTAGTTTTACCTTTGGGTTTTTATCGCTTTGATCTTCGTAGACTATAAGAGAGTAGTTTAGATTCAAATAAGGCATATTAATCTCATAAGTTGTTGATTTTACGGTAAAAACACAAAGACCCAGCAATAATTTTATCACTGTCAGGTCTTTGTGTCAATTTTTAAGCAAATCAACTATTTACAAACAATATTAACGCCTTCGGCATTAATCGTAGCAAAACTGGCGGTTGCACTGGTTTGATCATAGCAAATATCACCGTTTGCCTTGATGCGGAAATTGTAGGCTTGGGTTCCTAGGTTAGTCTGCCTGACTGCAGAGTCAGCTCCGTTAGCGGTTACCCATACGGTGCCAAGCCCACGACCATTAACTCTGCGGACAATTCCCCAGGTGCTTCCTAAGGTACCGCTGCTTGTAGCTGTTTTTGAGACAGTGATAGTAAAACTAGAAACTGTAGAGCTGCTTACCAAAAACTCACCAGTAAGATGTCCGCTAGCCAAACCACGACCGCTACCTAACCCAGATAGCTCAATAGTGTCACCGTTATTTAAGCCAAGCGAACTGGTGTGGGTACCGGATCCAGCAGATGAGGTGTTTACCAGTGAGCCTGTTGGTGTTACAGACAAACTAAAGGTGTTGGCTGTTGCAGATCTGACGTAATATACTGTATTTACTGTTAGTCCTGTTGGTAAAGCTCCAGATGTACTGAACATAACCGTATCACCATTAGACCTTCCATGGCCAGTCCAAGTTACTACAGCTGGGCTAGCATTAGAGATTGTCACCGTAGCTGTCGGTTTACTGACAGTTAACGTAGCGCTACCGTTAGTTGCTGTCAATGGATTGCTGTTAAGAGACAGCCAAGAAGTAAATGCCTCAAGATAGCCATTGATTCGTGTTTTATCAACTCGACGAAGTAATGTTTCATAAATAGGACCAGCCGACACATTCTCCTCGCCTATTGATATGCTATTCATTCCTCCACTGATACTACCACTAATACTAGCGATCTGAGCGTTAATAGTAGTGACACTATTCTGCAATGTGGTGATATTGTTGGTGATTGTGGTAATACTACTGTTAATCGTAGCGATACTTGCCTCAACCGACTCGATGCTAGTAACAGAACTAGCTAATTGATCATTGGTAGTATTAATTTTGTCTTGTAGGATGCCTGCGTATGTCTGCAGGGCAGCTAAGTTTTTAGCCATAAGCTCAGCATTAGCGTACTGAGCAATACTACAAATCTTACGGACAAGCGCATCGGCAGTCTCACCGGCATTTTGGCAGGTAGCAAAATCAGACATAACAAGGCTCTGTATGCTGTCTACCACGCCCTGTAAGCGAAGCAGCTCTTTTCGAAGCACTTCAGTCTGTTCTGGAGGAGTACCAGTCCTCGTTTCAATTGTAGTATCGCTACCACATCCAGCAATTAAAAATACCTGGGCAATAACCGACAAAGCTAAGATAACACCTAAAACATACACATAAAGTCTACTCATAATAACTCCTTAAAAACGTATTTTAGTTCTTCCACGGTTAATACCGTTGGTCGAGTCTACCTTCTTATCGGCAGGATTGGCAATACTTACAGAAAAATTTTCACTATAATAATCAGAAACTTGCCTAACTAGCTGATTTTTGTCGTCAAAAAGCTTTTTAGCAGTATTGATTTCTTCTGGGTTACCAGTCTTCATCTTATCTACAATATCGCTTGCGTCCGGAGACTGAGCAAAAGAGTAGGAAGATTTAGACTCAGCAATAAACGGAGCCAGCATGTACCGCATAGCATCGAGAGGGTGAGTATACTGATTGTCGGCAAACTTAGACATATCCCAGCCAGTAGTGGGAGATTTATGGTGCGTCCATTTAGACATACAGTTAGCTGTATATAGGTTTCCCTGCTCTTTGCCGATAATCTGCGTCCCATAGTCAGCAGAGTCATCTAGTATCATGAAAGACGATTGCTGGGTAACTGGGTTCCACAACAAACCTCGAATGAAAGATACTCCAACATCAATATGCAATTTCGACTTACTGTAAACAGGGATATTGTACTTCTGGAAGTAGGTTGGTGAAGACTTATCAGCCATATCGGGAGCAACCCAATCCACTGGCATCGATGGGTAAATATTCTCAGCAATCCAGCTTGCCCACACATGGTTAGCGTGGTCTAACGCCCAGTAAGTGTGTATAATTGCAGCTTTTTTAAGCTTAGGGTGCCAACCACCAACCACAATTACCGCAGGATCCGGGTTATACCCAAAGTCCACGCCAGCAATCATTGTCCATCCTGCGGCCTTCATACCCTGAAAGATATCGATTTTGGTAGGGGTAATAGCCCGAATTTGAGCCGCTGTGCCACCTTCATGGATAAGATGACTTAACTCATCCTCGCTTAAATTGTCTGGATTAAAGTTACTTCCAGTAGCCCATTCATAAAAATCAACAGGATCGGACATATGCTTCCTGGTGCTAAAAGTTTTAAAGACAATCCCTGTAGACTCAGGTTTCCAGTTCAAAGATTGTGCAATAATAACAGCAGGATCGCCTACGTTCTCTAAAATATCACCAACAAACTCTCTGGTCCTAAGCATGGAGCTATCTCCACGTTGCTTAACGGACCTACCTTGGCACGCCACAAATGCAGGGCAAGTTTTACATCCTTCCCAGGCAGAGATTGGTTTGTATTGGTTTTGAGAGCTTGGCGGCATTGATTTAAAGTTTTGCTCTCCCCAGATTACATCCAAACTCTCTGTGTGCAGAAACGCCATCTGAGGACCAAACTCTGGCTTGTGAATCTCAGGTAAACATTTCTCCATGAAGTCAGCGTGAGACCACTTATGGAGCTTGGTTCTACCTTTGTTATTGGTTGATTCCGCTTGGTCCATTAGTTTCTGAATCGGACCGTCATTAGTTTTTCTAGAGGATAAATACACAAATACTGGAGAGAACTTATTGTGTCGTTCAGGGTCAGCAACAAACGCAACCTCAGATAAGATCTCTTGTGGAGTTAAGTCTACTTCGTCTAAAGTTAGACAACTGGCTCTAGGGCTATTAGCTCCCTTCTTAGTAGCTGTAACTACTCGTAAAATTGCCTCATGTCTAGGGGTTAAATCATTGGGAGGTAAATTAACAAACCGCTTTATTCGGACGTTATCGGTTTTACGGTATTGCGCTAAACCTGGAATAGACATATAAGAGTCTAGATACCTGATAGCGGTAAGAGATTGGTCAATAATTGCAGCTATATGGGCACCGTCTCTACGCATGTGCAGTAACGACAAGAACTGAATCAGAGATGCATCCACAGTCTTTGCTGCGTTACGTGAAGCTGCAATAACATGCCGTGTAGGACCCTTATTGGTTAGCATCACTTTATAGACGCCCCATACCGCTTTTAAAGCGGAAGATGTAGAGTCTTCATCCACAACATCCCACGGCAGAGAGATATTTAACCACTCCCTAATAAATCGATCCAACTCTTCCACAGTTTGTTTTGGTTCAAACAAACTTTTCATTTTTCTAAACTCTGCCTGATCCATCTCAGTCCTCATCCAATTCGGCTATCATCTCCGCTCGCTTAGGATCTTCTGGTAATTTGGGAGGCTCTTTGGTCTCACTCCCTTGATTAATTTGCACGTTCTGAGCATGCACCACGGTAGTAGGTTTATCGGGTGGAGGAGCGGCACCATTAACGCTTGATACCAGATTAATAAGCTTCTCAAGAGATCCCTGGGATGAGGGTATCAAAGCACAATCCTTTGCTTGACGCTTCCCAGCGATAACTTCACCTAACTCTTTTTGGTAAGAAACAAAAGTAGCTATAAGTACCGAATTTACAAGCTCTTTTTGCAAGAACAGTGGCATGTTGGTAACATTACCTTGGGTGATCAATATTCTTGCTTTAGTGGCCCATTTGTAGTTAATGGCTGTAACCATAATTACATCTTTTGGCCAGTTGGTTTTAGCAGCAATAGCATCGATATCGTACCCGCTAGCATAGAGCAGGAATAGTCCTTGCTCCTTGTCAGGCGATAATGGAGCTAAACCTTGTTTGCCATTAATTGACAACAAACGCTGAACCTCGGTCTTTGATAGACCAAGGTCATTTTCTTGAATCAATGTCTTAAGATCACTCATTTTTGCTTTCTGGTTTGACAGCTTCTATTAATTTATCATCGGCTTGGTGATACGTAACAATACCTGCTTCAGGAAAGGTGGAGTTTTGACTTGCCAAGATCTCATCCACTTTAACCACCTTATTGTCCACCCTGAGGTATGTGGCGTTATCTTCTTTAGGCAAAAAACTAGGCTCAGGATTTACAAAACGGTACATTAAAGGATTTTCTTTCCAAGACTCAATCTTCTTCGTATCAAACTTTTTACCATTAGACATCAGTTCATTAGAGTTAGTATCTACAACAAACTCTTCGCCATTTGCTGCTTTTTTCTCAGTATTAGTAAATGGTTTGCTTATTTTCTTAATGAAGTTTTTGTAATACCCTCTTATGTCAAAAAGTCCACTTTCACCTAATGATGGGGTTTCCTCAGGTTTGACTGGATGTAAAGTGCCAAGCACCTCTGGAATTGACATTCTGTTTAAATCCCGAAGAGCTTCGTCAGCAGCTTTGTTGATGTAGTGCTGAGTAGCACGACTGGTACTAAACGTAAATAGTACGCTGTAAGGTACCTCTCTCTCATCAAGCCGATGCAGCTTAATATACTCTCTCATTTCAGTTAAACCAGCAGCAAACAGATAATACAAGACTGGGGGGCAGACGAGAGCCGTTAGTGGTAGGTATGTCCAAAAAACAACCTTATCTTTTTCCACTGAAACATTCATGTAGCTCGTTTTATTAACGATGGTATTGTGCAAAAAGTGATCTAAGTTACCTGCGTATTGGGGTAGATACCTCGCATCATAGTAGGCTTTTGTTAAAGACCCAAGTCTATCTCGCCTAGTCTCAAATAGGTTTTGTTCTATTTTGTAGGTTTTTTGAATCTTCTTTTTGGTCTTGCTTAGCAAGATTCCATAAACCACAGCTAACACAATCTGAACGAAACAGTAGACAGCAAACACATAAATCATAGGTCACCTTTCTTATTAAATTGAAACACCCAATTCTCTAGTCCCATAAATTGTACCATTTTGTCGAAATAATTCAAGCCCTTAGGCTTTAAGAACACTTCTTTACCGTTATTATCGTACACCTTAATCACCAATCTTCTGGGATTTTCCTCTAGGAAAAGATCGTACTTACAAGTGGTAACCAAAAAGTCTTTTTTAATAATAAAATCAACAACTTTGATATGGTTATCAACCAGTCCACTAAAAGTCTCTTCCACATCCTGAGACTTCTTTTTAATAAGCTGTAAGAGCGGTGAGTTTTTAGGCGTCTGGGTTGTCAATCGGCTTACCTCGGTAAGAGCCTGGACCGAACTCCAGGTCATTAATAACGCCCCTGGTATCGCATTTAGCATCCTTGCTTGCCATACTTACTGCCACTGCCTTATCAGCCGTCCTTGCCCCTAAATAGGCCCCTAGGACCACCGGAACTACAGCCACAATATCTACATCCTTAAAGATAGCCAGCAGGAATAAACCTATCAAGCAGGTCATTGTGCATATGAACGAGAAGTTTTGTTTACTTGGTGTTAGACCTAGAAGCCACTTTGCCATGTTTATCCTCTTTAAATGAATCCCATTTGACTTGTACTGAGCCGCAAGCAGAACACATTTGTGGTCCAGCGGGTTTAATAAACCTTACATTACACCTAAGACACCGAAAAGACTCAAATTTTACAGGTTCTTGAACCTTTTGCGCTTCCATTACTCAGTTAACTCCAGGAAGAGTTTAGCTGCAAAAAGAAAGTCACCGCCTGTGTGAGGTACCGATGTTCCTTCTACAGGAAGCCAGTCTGGGTTTACCTCGCCATCGCTACCATAAAACTGCCTTTGGGTAAGCCATTCAGTCTTGCGGTCACCGGTAGTTGGTAATCGATCTGCAGGCCACCATCCAT